TGAAGAAACCATAGAAGCTGCAAATCCCTTGAATATTAAACTCCCCGCGTTGGGAGCACCTGCTCCAGTTTCGCCAACAATTGGCGACCTTGTTACATATATCAGAAAGGAGATTGGATGAATTTAGGCGCGGTGATTGCATTGTTTAAATTGGCCCAAGACGCAGGGATTACAGAACCGCTAAAACCAATAGCGAGAAAAATTACTTTACCTATACCCATTTTAACATATGAACAGACTTTAGGCGGTGGACCATCACGTTTAGGCCTTAGACCAAAAGGTTTGTAAGTGATTATTTCAACATTAGAACTTTTGGGTTATCTGATCGCCTGGTCAATATTTTATTTTATGTTTGCTTCGTACGTGGCCAGATTGTCAAAAGATGCGTGGGTGGAATGGGCGAAGTCATCCGAGAGTGATGAGGATCTCTTAATTATCCTTGAACCCATTGTTGATGAGATAGAAGAACGGACTCACGGAATGCTTGAGAACTTTCAATCTTCTTTTTTTGGTTCCCTGGGTGCGGCCAGTAAAAAATTAGACGAGTCTACAGGCCAAAGTACAATCAAAGCAATAACCAAAGACAACCCCATTATGGGACTGGTTGCAGAGATGTTAATGAAAAGAAGTGGCTTAGAAGGGCTCATAAACACCCAAAACAGCCCCGAAGTAGGGGTTAAACAGCCCCAAAAGAGTCCTGCATTAGGCCTAAAGTAGCCAAAATAATACAACAATTAGCTAGTTTAGGTTGTACGTTGAGTTCTAGAACACTTTTTCTTCTTCTTCTTCTTCTTCTTCTTTTCTTGTCTAATAATAATGTTATAAGGGGTCTTCTCCATGTAGGTATGGAGAGATAAAATGATTTGTAAAAAATGTAACTATTGGAAATGTAGGTGTGTAAAATAATGGGTAAATTCGGAAGAACCTTCACTATAGATATGGAGGTATTGAACTGGTTAGAACAGCACGGTAAAGAACATAATATGAAAGTGTCATATATTGTTAATGCAATCTTGAGTACATCAATGCGACAATCCCAGACATGGAAGTGTTCAGTATGTGACGCGTCAAATCATATTGATAACCAAACTTGTTATCAACTTACTGACGGTGTGTTCTGTACAGGGGTAAAATCATAATGTCTTATCAGAAAGAAGCTATACTAAGGTGCAAAAAGTGTGATCATGAATGGACAATCTATCATATACCTGGTAATCAATACCCATGTCCAGTATGTGAAGGTTATAAACCAAGTAGTTAAATAGGTAATTCCCCTAAGTGGGGCATGGTTAGACGTCGAGGAAGAGCAAGAAGGAAACCTTCTCGCCAATTTGGAATTAATGTAATAGAAACTGGGGCTGCTTTAGCTCTTTTAACACAGACTAATGCAGGGTCAGCAGCAAAGTCTTTCTTGGCTGGTAATCTTAACGATGGATTAACAACTTTATCAAGTGCAGCACTAAAAAATAAGCAACCTATCATGAAAGTTTTAATTGGGGCCTTTTTGGCTAAAGCTGCAGTACGTTCCTTTTCCCGTGGTTCGCCAGTATTGGCTTCCTTGGGACCTATAAAAGTGAGGGCATAATATGAGCATAGTAGTAACAAGGACGAGTTCCGCCTTGAGCGCGACCACCAGTTTCCAAAGCATGACCAGTCAGTTTGCATCATCGGGGCTCAGCCTCGTAGTGCCTTCTGGAGTATCACAGATCTCTTCTATATCAATGGGAGTTAGTAGTGTTGGAACTGGAGCGGATTTCTGTTCAGGTTTTAAATTAACGGGAACCGCACTTCAGGAAGGAGATGCAACCTTTATGGGACCTGCAATAGCGCAGGCCGCATCTGGTGGAACTGGAGTAGCTAACTGTGTTACACAGGAAAAGACCGCCCTGGGTGTTACATCTGGTAATACTTTGGATATTCAAATGGCAGTAACAACCGCCGCAACAATCGACGCAAGCTGCACTATCCAGTTTGAATAAATTTAACAATGCCCGAAGGCATACCGTATAGCAGTCAAAACGTAGCCTCAGCAGGTAAAGAATTAAATTATATTGGTTCGCATTGTTACGCATATAGTGGTGAAGTTAGCGTAGCGGGTACGGAACTTTTTTTATTAGATTTTATCTCAGGTAAAGAATATATTACAGCTAAGGTTCAAATCGGTAGCAAAGCCGCAGAGAGTGATGATTACGAATTTAAGATCTACTTCAATGACATTGTAATATTCAGTAATACCTTTCACCAACAAGGGGCGACATATGTGGATATTGCTAACTGGGTGCCCTTGATAATTCCACCATTAACAGGGGTTAAGATGTCCTTAGATAATATAGCAACTAGTAATTCACGCACATGGACTGTAGGTTTAACTGGTAAACTTCAATGACACTTTCGACGGGGCCGAGTCTTAACTTTTTTGGTGATCGCATGTTTGCCTGGAGTGGTTCAGAATTCTTAACCGCAGGCGGCACTACCTTACTGGACTTTATCTCTCCTAATAGGTTTTACACTGTAGTCACAAACGTATCGTTCGATTATAGTGGGTGCGGTGTGGGGGATACTTTGTCCTGGACACTTCAAGGCAACGGGGAAGCGTTACATGTATCAAAGTTTGTCATCATAAACGGAGGAGTCGGGCCCCAATTCCCTAATCTATACTATACTATACCACCCAATACAGGAATGAAAGTGATTGCAATAGGTCCAAATGGATCAATGACAGTTGTATTAGAGGGTAAAGAGGTAGAATAATGCCCACACTGACAGAACGTGAATATTACCAGTTAGGTTTTGAGGATGGTTACAAGGCCGGTAAAGGTAAAGCTGAAGTTGAAAGAAGAGGTCGCAAAATAGGACTTGGTTCAATAAGATCAGGTAAACCTAAACGTAAACTATCAGCCTGGAACAAATACGTAAAAGCTAACAGTAAGAAGCCACGCTTCCGATATCGTAACGGTAAACTAAATCTTAAGAAAATGGCAGTAGCGTTCAGGAAAACCCCCGCAGGCAAAAAGAAGAGGCGCTAATGGCCTACGCATTGATTCCTGACGGTTACAGCCTCAAGAAGGTAACAAAACTTCAAGAAGCTGCGGTGAATTCTAAACGTAGGCATGATGACATTGTGGCACTGTTTAACAACCCAAATACACCCCTAGTACTTGGTGGAGCCGTTGGTGCTTTTTTAGGAGTTAGACTTGCCGACTCAATTATTGCAGATTTGGAAAACAGATTAGGCAAATTAAGTTCGGATGTAAAGAAGGGGATTGAAGAAACCATAGAAGCTGCAAATCCCTTGAATATTAAACTCCCCGCGTTGGGAGCACCTGCTCCAGTTTCGCCAACAATTGGCGACCTTGTTACATATATCAGAAAGGAGATTGGATGAATTTAGGCGCGGTGATTGCATTG